CCCATGCTTAATATATGATAACTATGTCAGACAAAGCCCGCTATTGGCTATTAACTATCCCTCATGAACACTATGTTCCCTATTTGCCCGTTGGAATATCCTATGTTCGAGGACAACTGGAACGAGGCCATCACACCGACTACCTCCACTGGCAACTCCTTGCCGTCTGCGCCAATCAGACTCGACGGGCCGGCGTCAAGAAGATATTCGGACTCGCCTGCCACGCCGAGCCCAGCAGGTCGTCCGCCGCGGACGAATATGTCTGGAAAGAAGACACCCGAGTTGCCGGAACGCAGTTCGAGCTTGGAAGAAAACCAGTTAATCGAAATAGCAGTACGGATTGGGAAGTCGTCAAGAGTGCTGCTAGAGAAGGACGGTTGGATGATATCCCGGCTAGTATCTTCGTGCAACATTACCGGTCCCTCCGTACAATCAGTGCAGACTATAGCACGCCAACTGCTGTACAACGAACGGTTCGAGTTCTTTGGGGCCCAACTGGAGTCGGGAAGTCAAGAAGGGCCTGGGAAGAGGCAGGTATGGACGCTTATCCAAAAGATCCGAACACCAAGTTTTGGGATGGATACCGAGGTCATAAGCACGTTGTGTTTGATGAATACCGTGGTCTCATCAACATCAGCAACCTACTCCGATGGTTCGACCGATATCCTGTTCTCGTTGAAATTAAAGGCTCGTCCACCGTCCTTTCTGCAACGGATATCTGGATAACCTCGAATTTACACCCTAGGGATTGGTACCCTACCCTAGATGATTTAACCCTACAAGCCCTACTTAGGAGACTTGAAATCACTGAATGCCCACTTAATCTTTATTAATTTTTAACTTTTTGAATATATATTTTTATCCCTTTTAAACATATCAAGTGTACAACCGGGAATGCGGCAAGGCCGGATACGCAGTATGGCCGCAGTGACCGCCCGGTTGTAGACCATAGCTGATACACAGGTATATGTTACAGGACAGAAAATTTGCGCAGGTTAGCCCGTTAGGGCGACAGCCAGCAAATGGAGACCTCAGCCCGCGGACGTTTATCTTTAGGCCACGCCTTCCGCCCAGCCCATAATGTCTCAATCGCTCTAGTAAGCACCCCAGCGAGCTTGTCTCGCAGTATTACTTACTAGAGCGATAAGACATGAGACAAAATACTCGACGCTGATTGGTGGAGAGCTTTATCGAGTGTCTCACCCCCTTAAATTCTTTTCTTTTATTTTATGAATAACAAATGGTTGCTTTCCGCTATCACGGGAATTATGTTGGCCCTGGCTGGTCTGCTGGCAAGTATCAAAGATCTGTTCGCCGCAGCCGGGTCCCGGCAGTCGACGAATTCGACCAGACAGCAAAAGAGCACGACGCTGCATATGCAACACCTGGAGCCGACTTGAAAGGAGCGGACTATAAATTTTACCGTCGTAATATAGGCCAGGGTTTAAAAAGGTCGGCAGCTGCTATAGCTGTCGGATTACAGGGGACTTTACGTCCCCCGACTTCTTTTTCTCAAAACGAAAAACAAATGGCCAAAATTTCGAAGAAGAGGCTAACTGGCGGGGCCACATACCGTGCAAAGATGGTAAAGCAGACTGTCAGACGTCGGCGACAGATGCTACCAAATGCTGCTGGCCCTTTTCAATCTCCTGGATTTGATCGTAAAAAACCTATGAAGCGTAAGTCTTATAGGACTGCTGGTGCTTCTACCAGCAAATCTGCTGGTAAACTGAAGAAGGCTCGTGGAAAACCAGACATATTCGACACATATGCCCGTAAGGGTATTATATTAAATGTGGAGCGTGGGGCTAATATTGCTACCACTGCTATTAATAATGGAAGTGTTTTACTAGCACATTCGACTTGTAGTCGAGATCAATTATTTAATGCTTTTGGCTATGCAATGGCAAAACTAGTCGCTTCATTATTGAAGCGAGATGTGCCTACAATGACTGGATTGGTTTTACAGAATCCAGGCACTTTTCGGTTGGAGGAATTAGTTATTGTTTATAAATCTACTCCTGGTGGGACTAATACACGTAGTGTTAATCCGATTACTGATGTTACAACCTGGCAAGATTTGGGAAATTTTTTTGTTAACTTAATGACTACGGAATTGACTCTTCAAAGTGGATTTCAATTTGTAAAAATTGAATATTTTCAATCTCAAGTTGCCACTACACCTATTGTGCAGCCGTCGATTCTATTCCAACGGAATTTGGATAGATGTAGAATTCATTATCATACGAAATCTAATATGAAGATTCAGAATCGGACTGTTAATACTGCTGGAAATGATGAATCTGATGATGTGGATAACGTTCCACTATATGGAAAACAATATGAATCGAGCAAAAATTATTTTTTGCATAATAGTCTACGATATGTGGCCGATGCTAATGGAATTTTCGGACAGAATGTAATTGCTGCCGAATTGTTAAAGCCGCCGCAATTGACATCAGTCAAAAGTGCATATGCTATTGCACCTGTGCACTTGGACCCTGGTCAGATTAAAACTTCAGTGCTAACTTGGACTAAATCGTTTTTGATTAACGATTTGATGCGTTCTCTTTTTATTAGAGGATTGGAAGCAGGAAATGCATATGCATTATCTGTTGGAAAATCTCGTTGGTTTTTGATGGAAAAAATGCTACAATCTGTAGCAACTACTGATGTTAACGGAATTAAAGTAGCATACGAAGTGGATACTAAATTTGCAGCTTATGTAACCTGTCCGAAGGCTACGGTTACGACTCAAATGGTTAGTATTAGTCCGGCGTAAAACCATGCAGCTGTGACCGGCAAAAATGTTTTGCCCGACTACTATAAATACCCCATGCTTAATATATGATAACTATGTCAGACAAAGCCCGCTATTGGCTATTAACTATCCCTCATGAACACTATGTTCCCTATTTGCCCGTTGGAATATCCTATGTTCGAGGACAACTGGA